GTAGATAGGGTTATCTAATATCTGTGTTGCTTGTTCACCACGTTTAACTTCTTCTAATGACTTATCCGCCATACATCATTCCTGATTGTGCTTTGATTTGTGCGATAGCTAAATCTGTCTCTGCTTTGAGTTGAGCTTTAAATCTTTCTAACTCTGCTTGAGCTGCTATCTTCTCACGTTCAATTATAACATCATTCTGTGAACGTACTTGTTCTTGTTGTAATTGTGCTTGAGCTTTTTGTTGTTCAATCTGTAATTGACCTTGAACCATAATCTCTGCTTCAGAAGGTTTATTAGGTTGACCTTCTTGCTCAGGAGTATTAGCTGGATTAACCCAGAACTCTTCAGGGTTCTTAAAGCCTGCATTCTGTGTAAGTTTAGCTAATGCGTTATATATCTTCTCAGGATTAGTTAAGCCAACAGCAATAGCTTCTTTTTGCATATTCAAGATAGATGTTAAGTGAACCAATTGTTGGTCTTTATTACCTGCACCTAAGCCTACAGAGATAGATAAGTCTTTACGAGCTTTCCATTCTCTAGGGTCTACTTCTACCCATTTGTTACGTAGACGAATAATGTCTGGTTTAGTAAGTGTTGTTCTAACTAAATGATGCACAAGTTTAAATAACTCTTTTACACCTGTCTCTGCAAATGTTCTAGCTACTAACTCAATACGTTGTTGAGACGCATTCATAATCTGTGCTACACCGGTAGCTGTCTTGTTAAGACTGTTAGAGTCTAAGCCTTGATTGTAAGCTGTGATACCTGTTCTCTTTTCTTTCATAGAGTCCATGTATTCAACCATACCGAATGATGATGCTGGTAGTGGTGGATGTGATAAAGGCATAATGCCTGAACCTGGGTCACCTTCTACACGAACAATACCACCTGGTCTTGACGTTAGCATATCATCTAGGTTTACTCTGTCACTAATAGCATAACGACCATTGTTAGCTAGATACATATTATCTAACTGACCACGAATAAGTGTTGACTTAATTAACTGAATGTCCATAGTCAAGTCAGCATAAGAACGACCAATATGTCTATGTGGCATTATCATAGGTGTGATACATGCGAAAGGTACATACTCACATTTCTCTTTATAAAGAACTGTGTTACCTAATACGACTACTCTATATCTTTCACCATCTAACTTAATGTATGTGTCTTTAACGAGTGCTTCTTGTGACTCAATAGCTCTATCATATTCTTCATCATAAATATCACGAGCATTAGACTCTTCTTCAAAAGTGTCTCGTAGGTCTGACATAATAGACTTGATGTATTCTAATGGCTTGTCAAACGTTTCAGCAATGTCAGCTAACTGCATAACTTCTCTGTGTTGAACAAACTTAGCATCTTGTAGGTTAGGACCATTAACTTCTACAGAAATCATCATGTTTTCTGGAGCTACGTTCTCAATATGAATCTCTGTTTCTTTTTCTGTAACCTTGAGCTTAACGTCATGTAACATAGGTTGCATAACTGTAGCTGGGTCAACACCATTCATAGCTGCTTGTTGATAGACAACATCCATGTTGACACTTGGGTCAGGGTAACCAGTATGCTCTAATACTTCTGTATTCTCATCTGAAGCCAACATTTGAAGTTGGGCGTCTGTCAACCCCTTGTATTCGTATTCTTCTTCTTCCTCTTCTTCTTCGGCATATACTTTTACATAACCGTTCTTAGAGAGTAGTGCGTCTTTAAACCATACGTAGAATATCTTGAAGCCTTCGTTTTGCTCCATCACTACATGGTTAATATAATCTGTTTCTTGTTCTGCTGCTTCTTGGTCTTCAGGACCTTTAGGGTCAAACTGAACAACTTTGTCACCAGCTACAAAGACTTTAAGTAATTGTGGTAATGCTGACTCAATAGTATCTTGAACGTCATACGATACAACTTGTGAACGACCTTCTTCTTCGTTACCGAATGGTTGTCCTAGGTAGTAGTCAATCGCTTCTGCTCTATCATTAGACAATGCACTATCATTTACACCATAGGCTATATTCTCTTGCGCCTCTATCTGTGCAATTATTTCCATGTCTTCTATATTCATCAAACAATTCCTCTATTTGTATATTGTATTTTCTCTTTGCTCCATGACTCGTTCTTCATAGACTCAATAGAGGTACATAAATATCTGAACGCATCTGCTCCATGGCTGTATTCGTCATGTAGTGGCGCACCAGGTTCGTTAGTTGCAGAGTTTATACTTCTGCGATAATTCTTTAAACATTCAACAAGTCTTTGTGCTGACTTATCAAAGTATATACGGTGGAAGTTCATACGTGCTAACTTAATACCAGACTCTATGTCTGCTTTAGGTACGATACGTATATCCCATCCTAACTTCTTCATAATATCTTCTGCTGATATACCATGCTTAAAGTCTTTAGACTGTCCGTCATGTGGTAAGAACATTGTACCCCAGTTATAGGATAAGTTCTTTAGTTGTGCAGAATAGCTATCTAATGTTCTGTGGTCATCTTCTATGTAACCAATGATGCGCAAATCTGATATACCTTTTTGGCATAGGATAACTGACATGCTGTCGTTCCAACCTAAGTCCATGACTACATGAACTTTCATCATAGGGTCATAAGGTACAGTTGTTATACGGTTACCTTCTTGTGCTTCTCGTATCTCATTAGAGTATATAGCACCATCTACAGCAGCCTTACAATCACCTTCCCAGATGTTTGCATAGTCAGGATTAGTCTTCTCACTATGTTGACGTTCTATCTCTAGTACTTCAGGAAACCAAGGATTGTCAGTATAGTTTACTTTAACAACCTTAGCGTTCTCTGGTGGATTAACCACGAACCTAGTATATGTGTCGTCTGTATCTATGTTGGGGTTAAATGATACCCATATCTCTGAATTAGGTTTACGTATTGTAGGTATAAGAATATCCCATGACTTCTTACTAACTGTCTGAGCTTCTTCTACCCAGACGATATCACATCCTTCAAAAGACTTAATACTTTCCACAGTATTAGTAGCCAATCCAGTAAAGCTAAATGTACTACCGTTACGACCTCTAATCTCTGCTTCTAAGACTTCGTAGAAAGGTCCTAGACCTAAAGATTGTATCTGGTCATTAAGTAATGTATGTACTGATTGTTTAATAGACTTTTGTATTTCACGTGCACATAAGACACGTGTTGGCTCATTGGCTGCTTTTATAAGCAATGCCCTTGCCATAGACCATGACTTACCTGAACCTCTACCACCGTATGCTACTTTATACCTATGATTTTCGGTTAAAAAGTTTAATTTAGCAGGGAAGTCTGCAATAGGTTCTCTATTGTTTAGGTTCTGGTTCAACAAACCTTATTCCTATACTTAAAGGTAAATCTGAGCCATCTAAGCCTGTTAATTCTGTTGTAGCTACTGCTTTACCGTCTAGTCTATCACCTAGTTCTTTTATAGCTGATACATCACCTGAGGCTGCTTTGTCTAATAAAGCCTCTGCAATCATACGTAAGCGTTCTGCATCTGATTGTATAACAGCACGTCTAAGTGTTTCCGCCCATAACCTATTGTTTTTACTAGAATGTGTGTTGCCTCGGTTCACTTCTGAGCTACGTTCTGCTGCTAGTTTTTTTCGTTCTTCGTTATCCATTGTTTTGCAACTCCCTTAGGTTGGTTGCCCTCTATGTTTATCTGCTTAATAAGCCTCTATAGTACATTTGTTCCATTAATCTTGGGTCTATATAGTTTTGTTGCATTGTCTTACCTGGGTTGATAAGATTTTGCATGTATGGTGACATTTGTGCAGGTTGTTGCATACTAGGCATAGACTGCATCATTTGTGGCTGTGCTTGCTGTGACAATAGACCTTGAAGTGCTTGCTTTTTAGCTTCGTCTTCTGCCATCTTGCGTACCATTAACTCCTGTTGAGTTGGTTGACCGCCTGTCATAGCATTTACTAAATAGTCTAAGTAGTTCATAGTTCGCTTTCCCTGTTCTTTCCTTTTAGAGGATATATCATTCGTTTATAGCAGTCCCACCATTCTTGACTATAGTCTGTATTCTGATAGTCTTTAAAGCATGGTGTGCCTAATGTGTGATGCACTAACTTAGCATCTGGATTGTATTCGTATTCTGTTTCTAGCCAGTTCCATGTTTCGTCTAGCTTACCTACTTGTTCTTCAGGATACTTAAGCCATTCAAACCTGTGTAGGTATTTACCTGTTTGTTCTTGCACAAACTTAGGTGTTAATTGTTTGTTTAGCCAATGTGAGCAGTTCCATAACATAACGCTTGACCAGTTCTTTTTAGGATAATCTTCGTTCTTTGCACCTAGATACTTAACTGGATGCTTTGTTTGGTAATGATGCTTGACTACCTTGATTGCTTCGTCTGTATCAAAGTTAGCTAGTATCTCTGCTATATCTGTTCTGCATATCATATCGCCATCTACGAATAGTGCGATACCTTTAAAGTTATTTAGATATGGCACTAGAAAGCGTGAGTAGATAAATGCGTTACTACCGTCTGCATGTGTTTCTTTGTAGTCTTTTAAAGTGTTTAATGCTAATGGTGTAAAACTTACCGGTATAGATGACTTCTCTATAACTGACTGGCAAAAGTTATGATAAGCAATTGGTTCTACCTTGCCATCATATCCTACATATATATCTAGTTTTACCACTTTACTTTGTTTGCCCAAAAAGCGGCACTCATTTTTCCTTTTGCAATGTTTTTAGCGTGTCTTGCTTTAAAAGACTTTGCTCTATCTGTATTTGTCTTGTCACCACTTACGCCTTTTTGTCCAAAGCGTATAAGTTTTTCTTGGTCACCATCTTTAGCTAATACTGCATGTGACTTAGTAGGATGATTAGGCGTTCTCTTAGGTTTATTATAACCTGAAAATGTTTCCTTACCCTTCTTAATCATTTCTTTTTCTTAGCTGTCTTTGCTGATTGTTTAAATGCCATAGCAGTAGGTGCACCTTTACTTCCTACTTTACGCATCTTCTCACCTGAGCCAGCTTTAATTCTAGCTTTCTTGGCTGCAATGTTAGCGTATAGACCTGGCTTATTTGCCACGTTTAGCTGCCTTTTTCATAGGTTTAGCAACCATTTTGCTGCCTGTTTTTTTTGCGTATTCTTTAGCTTCCATTTTACCTTTTGAAGTGTAAGGAAATGCTTTCATTCCAGTTTTTGTTTTTACCATTGGCATAATTATTTACCTTTCTTTTTAGCCATGCCAGCTTCTGATAAAGCAATAGCAATAGCTTGTTTAGGAGACTTAACTACTTTACCACCCTTACCTGAATGTAATGAACCTGTTTTAAACTCCTTCATCACTTTTGATACTTTCTTCATCTTGCCTGCTTTTGTCTTCGGTGCTGATTTCATTATCTTTCCTTAATTTAATAAATCTATGGTCATATCTACAGTCGTTGCATAGCGGATACTCGGTAGAGTCAAAAGGGTCACCGCATTGATTACATATAGTTACTGAGAATGTCATATAAAAGAAAAAGCCCAACCACGGAGAGAGTGCAGTCAGGCTTTTGTGGGATTACGTTATTAACGGACAGGAGTTGTCCAACAAGTAGTATTATAGCATACTTTCATAGTTCTTTGCAACAACATTATGCGTTTATTCTTCTTTCTGCTATTGTCAGTAAATTATCGTATGCCATATCTAATTGCCAGTAAAATGCTAATGGTGGTTTAGCACCTAAGTATTTAGCATAGATAGCGTCTTGCTGTCCTTGTTCTAAGCTATGCACAATAGCGTGTATGGTTCTAACGTTAGACATATCTTGGGCAGAACACATCTCTTCAAACGCTTCTGAAGTTGACTCTCCACCAGATGACATGCCTATGCTTTTAGATGGATAATTTAAACGGTGATTATCCGTCTTCATCCACAAAGCCCAATCCTCTAGAATGGACAGTAAACGTTCCATACTAATCATATTGTGTTAGCGTATATGCTACGCTTTGCCCAAATGTTTCTTGTGTAGTTCTTTGTTGAAGGTTATGTTTAGCATCATCTGCGTTATGACTGATAACGCCTTTTATTTGGTCTTCTGTGAAGTTTGCTGTGTGTCCAAATATAGCTTGTAGTGGATGTGGTTGTGGAATGTAATAGTGCATAAGTCTATTATCGTTATCTTTAAATGAATGTACATCCCCTTCCATCTTCATGGATACAAGCAAGTTTTTAATAGTGTGATAGTTAGCTTCTACATGTTCAGCTATATCCTTTATAGTTCTAGGTTCTGTAAGATAAGCTAGTATTTTATCTCTAGTGTTCACGATACATCCTTAACTTTACAATGCCATTTTTTCTTATCGTCTTGATGCCATCCGTGACAATGTATGGACCACCCTGCATTACGAACTGCACCTACGTTTTCATGGTCACTTATCTTTTTTACTCTCGCATTTAGGTTTGTGGCTGTTGTGGTCTGGATTGCTAATGTTTCATTTTTTTTAAGTGCAATTATATCTATAAATCCAAAAAGGTCTTGTCTTGTCTTACTCCAATTATTCCAATGCTCTGTTATCCAACATGTGTATCCTTCTTCTCGTAATTTTTTAAGACTTAACTGCGTTGGGCTAGTTGCCATCAAATTGACTTTCGTTAGGTTTAGATATTCCGTCTTTAAATCTTTTCTCTACATTACCGGTGGACTTATTAAGTTCGTATTCATAAGCGTGTGGTGATACATCATCACTATTCTTTTTCTTCTTAAATATCTTGTCCCAGTTGTCTTGTGCTTCTTGTTCAGAAATTAACAATGGTCTTCTTCCAGAACCTTTACCCATTTATTTTACTCCTAAATGTCCGTTAGTAAATAACCAACCTATAGTTTTACGGTGTGCTTCTTCCCATGCTGCTATTCTATCATATTTATCTAACATCTTGTCATTATCTATCATGTGGTGGCATTGGTGACATAGGAACGCTATACGATAATCATGTCCCTTGATACCTGTTCCTTTGCCATCACGTAATTGATTAGAGTGTGCAGATACTACAGTTCCGTCTTGAATAGAACACATCATACATGGTGCTCCATCTGCTAGTTTAAGTAGTTTAGGGTTTCTGTAGTTCATACTAATAAAAAATCCATTTTATCAAATCTATACACATTAACCTTTCGTTTGCTTGTTTGTTTCCAAGTATTCTTGTGAGATATTCCTTGTCTATCTGCAATATGAACCCAACCCATTGCTTTCCAAAAAACATTACTTTCTAAATCATCTGCACAACCGCATTGCCATCTAAAAGTAAACTTTGTTTCACCATAACTAATAACATGGTCAAGCAATAATTTACCTCTTAATAATTTTCTTGCGTCTGTTTGAATACATATTTGAGCTATACGACCTATTCTCATATTTGCATGCGGCAATCCAAAACTACACAAACAAAACCCTACTAAATCTTTATTACATTCTATTATAAACAATTTATCGTTACAAACATTACTCCATCTATCACCAGTTTTAATGCCTGTTATTGCTGCTTCATAAGCCATTTTAGGAATGAACCCTAATGAGCTACTTTCTTTTTTACTTAAACTAATAACATAAGGCAGGTCTTCTAATGTTGCTAATCTTACACTACCTAAATCTTCATCCACTAATAATCCCAACCCCAACCCATAGTCTGACCCCATACCTCTATTTGTTGTTGGTATTCTGTCATTTCTGAAGTTGTTAGTTTTGTGCTAGATTTTATAAGTTCTACAGGCATACCTGCAATTTCTGTTTGGTAACGTAAAAACTTATATCCCATAAGTTCATGTATCTTGTCTTTCTCAATACCAAGATGCTGACCTATGCTTGTATATAATTCCCATAATCTTTCGTTTTGTTCTAGGCTACGGTTAAGTTTAGCGTCTGTTACTGTTACACGCCAGCGTTTAGTAAAGTCAAGACTTTTTAGCTTCTCTATAAGCTGGGGTAAGTTGTCTTTGGTTAGTGCCCACTTTATCATCTCTCCATCCTTTCGTTTTAAATACTTGTCCGTCTTTAGAAGTTGCTTTGTATTCTATGTCTGGACCAAATAGCTTTTTACATTGTTTGATAAATTCATTTATAGTCATTACCAAGTAGCCCTTCTACCTTCAATTTTATATCTATCCATAGCTCTGTTCAGAACTGCTGCATCTCTGTGGTATCTTTCAGCAGACTGGTCGTTATCTTTACAACGTTTTGCATGAAGTTTAACTCTCCATTGTTTTCTTGTAGCATACATAATACTTAACACAAACCATGTTGAATCATAAATCATTACGGACTCTCCTTATATTTTAAACCTTTTTGGTCAAACCAAAAGTTAAACGAACCTTCCCATTGTGCATTACGCTGCTTCTGAACAAAAACCTTTGCATCTGGAATAATCTTTAACTCTTCGTCAGAAGTTTTACCTTCTTCTATCAATTTCTCTTTATATCTGTTACGCCACGTACAAATTACATTGTCGCATAATGCTCTAATTAAAGAGCTACCCATGATATCTGTTGCATCAGGTATCTCTGTTTCATCTTTCATCTTACGAGTATGAGCTACCAAAAATACATGAATTTCTAAATCACGACAAGTGGTTGCTAATCTATCTACAAATCGTTTTTGATTTTCTAAAGACTCTTCACTAATATCAGACATTTTCATAAGAGAGTCTATCACAAATACCTCACATCCCAAAACATGTTTACCATAGTATAGCGTAGCAAACATATCTTGTGAAGTTGTAACTCCTAATTGGTCGTAGATATATAACTTGTCTTTAGCTCTATCACAAAACTTACGAATGTAATCATCTGTTGGCTCTGGTGAACCTAATGCTTGTGTAATCATTCTAGCTAATGTAAGAACAGGTCTCATTTCTAAAGAAGCTATTAAGCATTTAGTATTTTGTTTCATCATAGCTAGTACAACTTGCGATAACCACATAGACTTACCATGACCTGATACACCAGTAAGAATTGTTAGTTCCGAAGACCTAATACGGAATTTATCTTCCGTCTTAATCCATCCCAACGATTTTCCACTATGAACTTCCTCACTAAAATACTTGACCAAGTCATCAGCAAATATATCCGTACCTTTAACCTTAAACTCTGCATGTCCATACCCCTCATTATAAAATTCTTGAACTGTTGATTGGCTAACTGTTAGTTTGTCTATAACTTCACCTATGTTCACTAGATGCCACCTTCCCAAACCTTGCGAACTTGTTGTACTTCTCCATCATTCCATCTCTCTTGGTTTAACAAAGTAAGTGGAGCTGGTGAGAAGCCATCCTTCCATGATTGAGTATTTTTCATTTTGTTTACATACCCTATCACTTCATCTGCTATAGCGTCAATGTTTTTATTAGCCCATCTTTCCATACAAGTTTTTTTATTGACTTTACGAACATTAGGATAGCTTTCCCAAAATTCATCAAACCTATTGGTCGTTTTAACGACATATATATCTTCTCTTATCTTATCTTCTCTTCTCTTCTCTATCCTAACAGGCTCGTAGTTTTCTACTAGTAATCCTCTAGCAAATAGTTCTTTTGTTATTTTATCAACAAAATCAATAGGATAATGAAGTCTAAAAGCTATTTCAAACAGGTCTGGTAACACACCATCACTTTCAGAACCAAGACACCATA